ACTACAAAAGTAAAACACATGTCAACCCCTCCCCCGGGGCCTAAAGTTATCCACAGGTTTTGCACAGGTTGTCCAAGGTTGTGGATAACTCTAGTCTGCCTGTGGATAACTTCAGGGTCTGTGGATAGCCTGTGGATAACTTTGGGGTCAACATTGGCACGGAGATTGCATGGGTTGACAAGTGTGTGAGCCTGTGTTGGTGCCTATAATTGGCACGATTGTTGCTACGCGATCTTTTTATATCACGCGCACACGCGACTAGCACGGAATGACACTGGCAGTCAATAGTCCAAATGTGTGAATATTTACGCTTCACAGCTGGAGTGATCTGTGGTTTCATACACACATGGCGAGACGGGGACCCAATGCCACCCCAAATGAGAATCATTCTTATGACTACACTAGACAAAGACACAGCGAAGAACATCGCGGAGATCATGACGACGTATGTGGTATGGGATAGCATCGCAAGTGATGCGCTAGACGATCCGGAGAAGACTAGCGACGACTATCGCCGGTATCGTGCATGGTCATACGAGGCAGTAATAGAACTTGCGGACATCTACGGTATCGAGTTGCCTACAATCACACTCGCTAGGCGATACCTGCGAGACGACTACCGACAAGACGCGGCATAGGGGGCAGACATGGGACCGTTATTAGTATTCTTCTTTATCGTAGCCACATCGGTGGGCATGGGCGCACTGATAGGATACGAGGCAGGAAAAAACAGTTTAGACAGGAGTTGACTAATCGCAGGGGATTCGCTAGAGTCCTCTGCAGTGAGTCAACACACGAGCCACAGGAGGGCTTAAGACATGAGCTACAGAGTAACAAATAAGCACATCGAGTGTTCATTAGACTACCTTAACGACCGTATAGGCAAAAAGGACGGGGAAGTTGGAAGTATTGAGACGTACGGTAACAACGTTGTCCAGTTAGTAAACGAGAGCGGCGGTATTAGGGTATTGGCCTACACTAGCACCAAACGTGAAGCGTACGACGCAATACAAGCGATGACCAACTTTCACGTACACACACAGGAGAAACTAGCATGAACAACGTAATACAAGAGTATCTTGCACTGGTAGAACGTACGGTATACCATAGCGACCTAGACGCATTTGACGCGCTAGAGCAGTTGGAGGAGGATTACCCAGAGTTGGCAGACTTGGTCTATCAATCGGCTGGTCCTCTGGCCTACGACATACAAAACAACGAGGTGATCTAATGACATTCGGACGCTACACAATTTGGTACAACCACGAGTCTCACGTCTGGGAAATCTACGACGGCAACAAAGGTTACATGTTCCCAGAGTACACCATCAACAACTACTCACGGCTCCTGTGCGGTCTACGGGACCGCTTGGGATTCCTAGACACTGACAAGAACCACCGGAGGTTTTGGCGTGTGATGCGATGGTGGGACAGACTACGACACGGGAGGCGCTAGACATGGAAACGCTGATAACTGTAGCACTGATGGGGTCCTGCTTCGGCTTTGGCTGGATAGTCGGACACGCCACAGGATACGAGAGAGGACGAGACGAATGGCCACGATGACACTAGAGGAGGACGCTAGACGCTACGTGGAGGCCCTACGGTCTCCAGCGAACGCATGGGGCCGACACATGGTGCCTTTCAAATGGAAAAACAGGGAGGGTAAACTAGTGGAGGACTGTACAACCACGGACAGCTGGCGGTCCTACATGGGCAGACGTTACGGTACACAGGAGACGGACAGAGCGATACAGGAAGCACTAGGCCAGTCGTTTACCCATAGGGGCACGACGTGGTTTTATGACGGCACGGAGGAGGACTAGAGACATGACAGAGCTACAATGCGCCACTAAATCAGAGTTTTATGAAGCAATCCAGAGGTTGTACGATATGACGCTACCGTTTACAGCGTACACAGACAGCCTCACGATCACACTAGACAACAAACTAGAGAGGGACTAGAGATGTTTGAGAACTGGCAACCATGGTGGGATGTGTTGCTCCTGCTGTCAACTTTTGGTATACTCACGCTTTGGTTATACATTAAAGGAGAATTAGACTAATGACTAGAGAAACATGGGAGATGTGGGCAGACGAGTATCAGGAGTACTACGAGGACGAGACTCCGGTATATCCAGACGATCTGGAGGAGTGGAAGAAGGAGGAGCAGAAGGTAATAGACGAGGTCATACAGGCCATACAGGGGTTGAGACAGTGAAAAAACTAGTGACAGGGGTTATGGTATTGTTCCTAGCTCCAGTGTGGATACCTGTACTCCTGTACATGGGGTTTATGTTCATGGTGTACAATTTCGATAAACTAGACGAGAACGGAAGGTAATACATGACGTTTGAGGAATATGAGCAGGGGTACTACTCTGGCGACTCTGAGGACCCCTCAGGGCCTCCAGAGGACCCAGAAACACACGCCATGCTGGAACATCTGGTAGAATTTGAAACAGAAATGTTCCGTATGGACTGCAGGAGACGACTTAAGGGGTTGACATACAAACAACTGGAGACACTTCTGGTTGAATTACATGGAGGAGAATGGAGAGATGCGTTGTAAGGCTTGCGATAGAATACTAGAGGAATCAGAACTGACAAGGAAGGACACACATGGTAATTTTCTTGATCTCTGCGGTATTTGTCTTTCTGCTACTGCTTCTTCGGGAATAGACACAGAAACTATGGAATATTACCAATATGAGGTATTTACAGAGGACAAAGATTATGATACCCTCTTCTAAAGTATACTTAAGTATATATACTAAAGAAGAAGCAGTAGTAGTTACTACAGGAGTATAACTTATGTTAATCGACGAGAAATCAATCTATGAGGTCACAGGCGGCGACTACTCCGTCTACTGCCTAGGCTACACGCAGGCCAGAACAGTGACCAATGACATCATGAGACGCGACCCTTGGGGTGGTATACCCTTTGTGATACGCAAGGACCTTGAGCTATCTCTGGACGACCGTGGCAATGTAGTCATGACCAAGTCCACACTGGACAAGATCCTATTCATAGCCAGTGACGAACTACCGGAGGGTGACGAGTGAACAGGTACATAGTACACGTAATGTATAAAAAGGCGTATGCCATGGACGTGTTGGCAGACAATGAGGAGGAAGCACGAGCAAGAGCAGAGATAGAAGCGCCTGAGAGGATTGTAAACGGCAGTACACGACTGAAGCACCTTGAGTACGAGGTTTACGACATATTTGAAATGAGCAGTGACACAGACGAGGAGGACTAAAGTGAACGAGCAGGAACTAGAGCAGTGGCTACGGGACAACCCGTGGAAAGCTAACGTGATCTATCCTGCTGGGGGTATAGGGTTTATGATGTTCATTATGTACACCTGTATGCAGATCATAGATTCTTTTTTGACAGGTAGTTTCATATAGTGTATACTATTAGTATGTTCTGGGAAAAGTCCAGAGCTAAAACCAAAACCAACGGAGATTATTCCATGACAGCAACAACAGTAGAAGGCGTAGTTAACTTCAGCAACTTGACCACCCATGACGTATTTAACGGTCAGGACACTGGAGCCTACTCCATGACAATCACATTGTCAGAAGACGATGCTGCGGAGCTTGCAGCCAACGGTGTCAAGATCAAGGACTACCAAGGCAACAAGCAACGCAAGTTCAAGTCAAAGTACGAGATCAAGCGTTTCGACGCAGAGGGTAACCCCTACACCGGAGAAGTACCATACAACTCCAAAGTACGCCTAAAGTACAAGCTGGGACAGCCTCACCCAGTGCATGGCGTAGCGACCTACCTTGAGGCGGTCAAAGTCTTAGAAGAAGCAGAAATGACTACGGCTGATGCCGCAGACTTCTAAGTTCCTCAGACACGAGAGTTGTCCGGAGTGCGGTTCTTCGGACGCTCTCGCTATCTACAGCGACGGCGGTCAACACTGTTTTGCCGCCGGTTGTGACTATCACGTCCATGGTGGAGACCAAGGCATGACCTCAGAATTACCTAAGGCCAAGCCCCTGAATTTCAAGGGAGTGGTCTCAAGCATACCCCAACGGCGCATATCTCAGGACACCTGTGGGCGCTACGGGGTCACCGTGGAGTATTCTTCCACAGGTGAAATAGAGAAGCACTACTACCCCTACTACGACCTGTCTACGGGTGACCTGTGCGCGGCAAAGGTACGCGAGGTCAAGACCAAAGGGTTCATGTCCATGGGGGACGTAGGCAACGTCGGATTCTTCGGGCAACAGCAGTGTAATAGGAACACCTTCATCACGATTACTGAGGGCGAACTAGACGCCTTGGCAATCTACGAGATGTCAGGCAAACAATGGGACGTGGTGTCGCTTCGGTCAGGCGCGAGTAACGCCGCCAAGGAGATCAAGGCCCAGCTGGAGTGGCTCGAAGGGTACGACACAGTGGTACTCTGCTTTGATAATGACAAGGCAGGAGACGAAGCAGTAGAGCAGGTCAAAGACCTATTTAGTCCTGACAAGCTCAAGATCTGTAAGCTGCCGCTAAAGGACGCCAGTGACATGCTCATGGCAAACAGGGTCAAAGACTTTACGCAACACTGGTGGAACGCGAAGGTCTACAGACCCGACGGTATCGTCGCCGGTACTGACACATGGGACAAGCTGGTAGAAAAGAGAAACGTCAAGTCAATACCTTATCCATGGGAGGGACTGAATCACATCACAAGAGGACACAGGCCCTATGAACTCGTCACGATCACTAGCGGCAGTGGTATGGGAAAGTCCCAATTTATCAGAGAAATCGAGTATGATCTTCTACGCCGATGCGAAGGCAATATTGGAGTCTTGGCGCTTGAGGAGGATTTGGCCCGAACAACGCTTGGTATCATGTCGGTGGCGGCAAACAGGCCCCTTCACTTGGAAGAGGACACGCCTGTGGACGAACTTCGACCGTTTTGGGAGACCACACTGGGAACAGGACGTTACTACCTATTTGACCATTGGGGGTCAACGTCGGCTGATAACCTGCTCGCCCGTGTTCGCTACATGGCAAAAGCACTTGACTGCCGGTACGTCATACTGGACCACCTGTCCATCGTCGTCAGTTCTCAGGAGTCAGGGGACGAACGGAAGGCCATTGACGAAATCATGACCAAGTTACGGACTCTGGTGGCTGAGACGGGCATCTGTCTGTTTCTCGTGTCACACCTCCGGAGATCCCAAGGCAAGGCCCATGAGGACGGCGCTCAGATCAGCTTGGGTGAACTCAGAGGTAGTCAAGCCATTGCCCAGTTGTCAGACATAGTCATCGGTATGGAACGGGATCAGCAACACGAGAATGAAGACGTGAGAAACACAACTACAGTCCGCGTGTTGAAAAACAGGTACACGGGCGAAACCGGACCTGCCTGTTGGCTGGCCTATGATCGTTCCACAGGTCGTCTGTCGGAAGTCGCTAATCCACACATAGGGGACGACTTTTGATTTACCTTGACTTGGAAGCCGACGGTTTGAACCCTACGCGCATCTGGTGTGTCGTGACACGGGAAAACGGAGTAAACACTGTACATAAGGACCCAGACACCCTCTGTAAGGCTCTAGAAGGCTCTGTGAGCGTCGTAGGCCACAACCTGATAGGTTACGACCTCCCAGTGCTAAAACGTCTCTGGGGCGTTTCTGTGGCCCCTGAGCGCATAGTGGATACTTTGGTGTTGTCACGCTTGTATGACCCAAGTCGTGCCGGTGGACACTCCCTGAAGGTCTGGGGTGAGCTTCTGGGCTTCCCCAAAGGTGACCACGACGACTGGTCCTGCCTATCTACTGCTATGATTGAGTACTGTGAGCGTGACACAGAGGTCACAGAGGCCGTACACAAGCAGTTAGTTAGGGACATGGCAGGGTTCGACCAGCGGTCCATCGACTTGGAACACAAAGTGCAGTACGCTGTACAACAACAGGAGAGAAACGGATGGTTACTTGACCAAGAGTTAGCTCATGACCTTTTAGCAACATTTAAGGAGAGAATGAATGAAATTGAAGAGGAATTACAGGAGAAGTTCCCCCCTATCATACATCAAAGGTGGTCTGAAAAGACAGGCAAACGCCTTAAGGATAGAGTCGAGATATTCAATGTTGGTTCTAGACAGCAAATTGCGAGGCGCTTATCGACGCTTGGTGTTGTCTTTCAGAAAGTTACGGAGAAAGGGAATCCCATTGTTGACGAGGCTGTACTAGACACCATTGACCTGCCAGAGGCTAGGTCCATTAGTGAGTACTTGATGCTACAAAAGAGATACGCACAGGTCCACTCATGGCTAGAACATGTGCAGGACGACGGAAGAGTTCATGGCCGTGTCATTAGCAACGGTGCAGTCACTGGACGCATGACCCACCAGAGTCCCAACATGGCTCAGGTCCCAGCAAGCCACAGCCCCTACGGGCATGAGTGTCGCTCCTGCTGGACTGTACCTAAAGGGAAGGCTTTGGTTGGCTTCGACGCTTCTGGGTTGGAACTTAGAATGCTGGCACATTACATGGACGATAAGGAGTTTACCAATGTCCTCCTCACCGAAGATATACACACAAGAAATCAACTGGCTGCGGGGCTGGAAACAAGACCTCAAGCTAAGACTTTCATCTACGCTTTCCTCTACGGAGCAGGAGATGCAAAAATTGGAACCATCGTTGGAGGAAGCGCAAAGGACGGCGCAGATCTTAAACGACGATTTCTATCAAATACACCTTCTCTTGAAAGTCTACGAGACCGCGTTGCTAGAGCATCTGGGCGAGGCTATCTCACAGGACTTGACGGACGTAGACTTAGAGTTCGATCTGAACATGCTGCACTGAATACACTACTTCAGGCGGCAGGGGCTATCGTGATGAAGCAAGCTCTGGTTACTTTGGACGACTACGCACGACAGTGGAAACTTGACTATAAATTCATAGGTAACATACATGACGAAGTACAATCGGAGGTGGCTGCAGACCAAGCAGAGAAGTATGGTTGGCTCGCAGTGGAGTGCCTCAAGGCGGCAGGCGTGGAGTTCAACCTCCGATGTCCCCTTGACGGAGAATACAAAGTTGGAACAACGTGGGCAGAGACCCACTGAGGCAGACGTATGAAAAGCGTGTACACATTGGTAGACGACATCTACAAACTAATGGAGACGAAAGAAGTAGCAGAAGGCGTGGACCTAGAGTCTGCTATTGATCTCTTCGGCGAAAACGTCAAGGACCTCATGCGTAAGGAGTTTGGTGAGAAGCGAAGCGACAACCGCAAGCTACGTATGTCCAACATTGGGCGCGAGGACAGGTATCTCTGGAACGTCTACAATGACGTAGAGAAGTCTGACGACATACAAGGTCACACCTATGTCAAGTTCCTCTACGGTCACCTCATTGAGGAGATGCTCCTGTTCCTAACTAGAGCCGCAGGTCATGAGGTAACCGATGAACAGAAAAAGTGTGAAGTTAACGGCATTACAGGTTCGATGGACTGTAAAATCAACGGTATTGTTACTGACGTTAAGAGTGTGTCAACTTATGGGTTTAGGAAATTCAAAGATGGTACACTGGCTTATGACGACCCATTTGGCTACGTGGCTCAAATTAAAGGATACGCATATTCAGAAGGTGCTTCTAAATTTGGATGGTTAGCCATGGACAAGCAGAACGGTCACTTGACGTACCTCCTGTACGATCAGGACGACACTCAGGCTCCTGTCTATGATCTCATTAGCTATGACATACGGGAGCGCATTGACCACGTAAAAAAGCTAGTGGAGCATCCAACCCCGCCCGACGTATGCTACGGCACTATCGACGATGGAAAGAGTGGGAACCAGAAACTCGCCGTCGGATGCTCCTACTGTTCCTACAAAAAGGTATGTTGGCCTACCGTTCGCGCCTTCGCCTACTCCTCAGGTCCAAGATATTTAACGGAGGTTATCAATGAGCCGAAGGTCCCAGAGATCACGCTTTCGTAGCACATTTGAAGAAGACGTTTCTAAATTACTAAAAGGTTTTGACTATGAACCCTTCACCGTCCCCTACACTATTCAGCGCAGTTATCGTCCTGATTTTGTTCACAGCGCCTCTGGTGTTCTCGTGGAATGTAAGGGGTACTTTAGAGACGGAGACACCAAGAAGTACACCAGTATCAGAGATAGTCTGCCAGCAGGACAAGAGCTAGTGTTTGTCCTCATGCAGCCCAACAAAAGGATACGCAAGGGGGCTAAAATGACTATGTCAGAATGGTGTGACAAAGAGGGAATATTGTGGTATACTATAGAGACACTACAGGAGTTGATTGACCATGTCGCTAACACTAGAGGAAGTTAAGGAACGCCTCTTGAAAACCTTTGACCCAGACGACCTACTGGAGGCCCTACAGATAACCTCAGAGCAGATACTGGAAAGGTTTGAGGACAAGCTAATCAACAGACTGGATGTGTTTGAACAAGAGCTAGAGGAGGAAGAGAATGAGTATTGATGACGCGACTCCCGAAGAGTGGGACACAGTTAGAGCATTGAACAACCTGTCCATTAGGAAGCCGAAGCAGGTAGACCCTGTGGAGCAACCTGACCACTACAACAAGGGAGCAATCGAAGCCATTGAAGCAATCAAAGCGTCCATGCCAGCGAACGAGTTTAACGGTTATCTTAAGGGCAACGCACTAAAGTACCTCTGGCGCTATGACTACAAGGGTAAGCCCGTGGAGGACCTACGCAAGTGCCGTTGGTACATCGACAGGCTTATTAAGGAGATAAACCAGTGAAACGACTACTTCTGCTGCTTTTTCTGTCTGGCTGTGTGACTGAGCCTGACACAAGGGTCTGTGCTGACTACGGTTCGTACACGTTTGTAAAAGAAAAGTGTATACCTATGTACGGTGCTTTGATTTGTGCAGACGAAGAAGTAACAAAAGTGTTTTGCAAAAGATATTTTGAAGACGAAGAAAAGGAAGATTAATGGACGCATATCAACAATACATTCACAAGTCACGGTACGCTCGTTACCTGCCAGAGGAACAGCGACGGGAGACTTGGGAAGAAACAGTAAACCGATACCTAAACTACTGGTGTGACCGTGTAGAACTTAATGAGTTTGATCAAGCAGAGATCTTTCAGTCTATCCACGAGTTAGACGTAATGCCCTCCATGCGGGCACTTATGACTGCAGGAGAAGCTCTAGACCGTGACAATGTCGCTGGGTTTAACTGCTCCTACTTACCTATCGACCACCCCAAAGCGTTTGACGAAATGATGTACGTCCTGATGTGCGGTACAGGCGTAGGCTTCAGCGTTGAACGTCAGTACGTATCAAAGCTACCTGAAGTAGCGGAGGACTTTCATGACACCGATACCGTTATACACGTCGCCGACTCTAAGATTGGCTGGGCTAAAGCCTACAGAGAACTTATTAGCTTGTTGTATTCGGGTCAGCTTCCAAAGTGGGACGTATCTGGAGTACGACCTGCAGGGGCAACCCTTAAAACTTTCGGAGGTAGAGCGTCTGGTCCAGAACCTCTTGTCGATCTCTTTAAATTTACCACCGAAGTCTTTCGGGAGGCTGCTGGACGTAAGCTCTCTTCCATTGAGTGCCACGATCTCTGCTGTAAGATTGCACAGATCGTTGTCGTCGGGGGAGTTCGCAGGTCCGCTCTCATCAGTCTGTCTAACCTCACTGACGATAGACTCCGACGATGTAAGTCAGGCCAATGGTGGCAAGACAATCCTCAGCGCGGTCTAGCCAACAATAGCGCGTGTTACACAGAGAAGCCAGACTTTGAGGCGTTTTTAAATGAGTGGAAAAGTTTATATGAGTCCCGCTCCGGAGAACGAGGTATGTTCTCTAGAGTCGCAAGTCAAAAGCAAGCTGCAAAGAACGAGCGACGAGATGCTACCTATGATTTTGGAACTAATCCATGTAGCGAGATCATCCTCCGACCCTATCAGTTCTGTAATCTATCAGAAGTTGTTGTCAGGGCAACCGATGACCTTTCAGACCTCAAACGAAAAGTACGTGTTGCGGCTATCCTTGGGACTCTTCAGGCTACCCTGACAGACTTCCGCTACTTACGCAAAGTATGGCAGAACAACACAGAGGAAGAGGCTTTGTTGGGCGTGAGCCTTACAGGTATCATGGACCACCCTGTGCTGTCAGGAAGAGGAGACAAAGATGAATTACGAGACTGGCTGGAAACGCTTAAAGGAGAGTGTGTTTCTACTAATGCTATTTGGGCTGACAGGCTTGGCATCAATCGTAGCACTGCTATTACTGCTGTTAAGCCCTCTGGTACTGTTAGTCAGCTGGTTGATAGCGCTTCGGGGATACATCCAAGGTATTCGGAGCAGTACATCCGACGGGTCAGAGCAGATGCAAGAGACCCCCTCTGTCAAGTCTTAGAGGCCGCAGGAGTGCCCGTAGAGGACGACGTAATGTCGCCCACTACCAAGGTATTCTCCTTCCCTATAAAATCCCCTGAGGGAGCCGTGGTAGCCTCTGAGATGGGTGCAATGGAACAACTTGAGCTATGGGAGATTTATCAGGATCACTGGTGTGAACACAAGCCGTCCATGACGTGTTACTACCGTGACGATGAGTTTCTTGAGGTAGGCCAATGGTTGTACAACAAGTTCGACAAGATAAGTGGAGTCTCGTTCCTCCCTTATTCCGAACATACGTACCAACAGGCCCCTTATGAACCCATAGACTTAGAGACCTATGAGAAGCTGAAGAAGGAGTTTCCTGAGTCCATCGACTGGACAATCTCAGAAGACTCCGACATGACAGAAGGGTCTCAACAGTTAGCCTGCACGGGCAACAACTGTGAGTTGTAACTTACGGGGCTTCGGCCCCTTTTTCAACAAGGCGTACATATGAATATCAAACGTGACATCGAGATCCGCATAAAGGTTCTTGAAAGCAAGTTAACTAAGTCCATACCTGCTGCTCGCAACAACGAGATACGTGGTGAGATCATGGGTCTAAAGTGGGTGCTAGAGCGTATCTAGCGCTCTTCTTCTCTAATCCGGTTCCCAGTAAGCATACCTGCACCAGTAGTTACTGCGGCGGTGTCTGCTATGTTTCTTGCAACTGTTGCTCTGTCTTTTGCGGTCACAGGCGCTTGATAGTCACGCATGACTCGACGCTGGTAAGCTAGTAGACTTTCTCTGGGTTCACGTTTGATTCCAGTACGCTTTTCCATTTCTCGTACTGCTTTCTCTTCCGTTTTACCTTCTGCTGTCTTTCTTTTCTTGGTCTTGATACCACCGCCTTGACCTATCTTGATCTTCTGAATCGGAGCGACGTTTAACAAGAAATTGCCGCCGGGAGGTGTAATGCCGAACATGTCGTGACCGTCGTGTACTAGCCCATAGAGGTCCTTGTTTTTGGTATCAACGACCACTACTTGACCTACCCCACCTAGCTCCTGTGCCTCTGAGATGTACCCTGTTTTAAGTCGAAGTACGCCGTCCTGTATCTCCTCAACTTGAGCAGGACGTACTTTCATCTTTGGCATCTTAGTTGTTTTTGCTTTCTCTACTGCCTCAAACACGGGCTTCTGGTTTTTGCCTCCAGACAAACCCCTTTGGCTTTTCTTCATGTAAGAGAGATAGCTCTTGAACAGATCATAACCGTTTGTGCCTCTGAGATTTTCTGGCAAGAAGCGAGCAATCTTTGGTACGTTCTGAGTGTTGAACATGGTTGACAATTCAAGGATCTCTTTGTACTGCTCTTTGGTCAGTTCGTCTGTTTTATAGATAGCCTTCATGTCGTCAATTCTGGTTTGGTTTGACATGATACGGGAGGCCAGAGAAGATGTCTTACCAGAGAGGCCCACGGACTGCTCCCCTAGCGTACTAGAACCCGCCCTTGGGTTCCTAACGACAACCGTAGTTGGTTTACCACGGCCCATGACGTTTTGAGCCTGAATTACCGTCTCCATCATGTCGTCAGCTATTTCATCAGGTATGTCGAAATCTGAAGTCAAGCCTCTTTTGATTTCTAAAGGATTGTCGGAAGTAGTAGTCAGCCGTGTTTCAACCTGATTCAGTGGACTTATGTCTGAGAGAGTTTCGCCAAAATCACTTCTGTTCTCTTGTTGCGCCCTCATGTACACATTAGCTTGCATATTGCCTTGTGATATGTTAGGGTCGGCTTCTACAAATTCTTTGACTCTACGTTCGCCTGTGCCTTTGACTCTGGCATTTGCGGCGGCCTGAGGACTTAACATCTGTCTAGCCGCATCAGGCACAGCACCTAAAGATTCTTTACCAAAGACATACATCTGCCCTAAGGGGCTTCTTTGATAAAAACGGTCTAAGTAGGTAGGCACGTTTTCAACAACAGCGTTTAACGTACGACTAGCCAGCGGTCCTGCCTTGGCTAACAAACCAGCACCTACAATGTTTGCAGGGGTTCTTGCTTCGTTTAGAACAAAGTTAGGCACAGCCATAACGTCCATTGTTGTTGTTTCTGTAGGACCAAAAGCATTAGGCCCTCCTCGCATACGATCAACAACGATTTCGTTAGAGTCTAAGACATCAGCACCGCCAACAGGACTAAACAAAGATCCTACGGCTTGCTTTAGATTTTCAGTACGCTGTTGTTCAGACCTGCGTTGTTCTTCGCTTCGACCTTCTCTTAAAGCCCTGTTTAACTCAAGGATATCACTGCTCATTCTCAGGCTCCTCGTTGATGTCCGCAAGCATCTGAGCTAACATAACTTTGTCAGCCCGTAGCGTAGCTAGAGTTTCTGCCGTTACGTTACCGCTGTTAATCATCTTGTCCGTAGCCCGAATCAGTTCTCTGACGACCTCCCTTCTTCTTCTTTTTCGGGTCATTCGGGCAACACCCATGCCTACACCAGCACCGCCTATGATCTGCCCAAGTACTGGGAAGCCAGCCAAGGCTGACGCTCCAGCACCTGCCGTAGCGGCGATAGCGAGAGGAGTAGTAGGAAAACGTAGGCCAGACACGTCTTCAATGCCTTTCATCGTACGGCCAACCATTGTCTGGTTTATCGCCTTGCCTGCCTTAACATCGAGCAAATTCTTGGCTCTGAACAACATAGACATACCGTTGATGAGTCGGTAGGCTTCGTCATCAGGCATCAACTTAAGAAACGCTTGATTCAACTCGTCCCTTACGTACTTACCTGCTACTTCTTTTGCGTTAGCTAAGTCAGGATTCTCAAGTCCTGCCGTAGGCTTCTTACGGAATATCTGCTTGTCAAGGGCCCGTCGAACTTCAAGGATGTCTCTGGCTGTAATGTTGCCTTTTTTTGCTCGTTCTTGGAGTCTTTTGACAGCCGTATCAATAAACAGATCCACTTTTTTCTGTGCGTCGGGCATCAACTCAACGTAATCATCAAGGTCGTGGAAGCCAGCCTTGAGTTCTTCCAAAGAGTCAGTTAGGTCTTGTACCTGAGTCGCGGGGTTCTTAGACCTGTTAATGTAGCTTTGAAGATCAGCCTCGTGTTTAGCTAGTTGACCGTCTACAACCTTTGCATTTACCGCTGGGTTACGGTCGCCTTTGTAGTCTGGCAGTGTCTGAAGGTAGTCAATCACAGTTTCTTCAGACGGCGAGTGCATGTACACGTTGCGATTCAATGCCCCTACAGGCTCCACAGTTCCCGGTGCCTTGACGTAGTCCTCAGGTAGTAGGCTGTCTGCAATAGCCTTACGTTCTTCTTCCAGACGCGATTCTGTAGCCATTCTGGTGGCCTGAACACGGACAGGTGTTGGAACACCGGGAACCTTTGGAGTTGGTGTCTTACCTAAGGTTCCTATGTTCAGGAGCATTTCAGCAGTAGTGGCCTCCTCTGGATACGCCTGAGCTAACTCACCTAGCTTCTCTACGCCACGTTTGATGTCAGAAGCTTCGTACGACTCTGAGACAAACTCTTGAAGGGCCTCAGGAGCATACCTCTTGTAGGCTTCTCCTGCTACTGCTCCTGCTGTCTCTCCTGCTGCACCGACACCGGCTGCAAGTGTAGTAGCCGCCTTAAAACCGCTAGGCATTCTTTCGAGACCTTCAGCAAGACCTCTGTAACGCTCACGAGTCTCCCTGAAACGCTCAGGTGTTTCTGCAATCATCTCACGTATGCTTTCAGGTTCACGGGGAGTAGGAGGAGTTACAGTAAAGGTTTCTCCGTTAACAATACCAATGACTTCTCCAGTCGCTTTGTTGGTAGCAGTCTTGAGCGGCAACCATTGTTCACCGTCCCAGTATATTTTCTGTCCTGTCTGTGGATTAGTCGCTGTCTTCATGTTTTATTGATCCAATTCAAAACCTTCGGGAAGTACTGCTTCTGCTTCTTCTGGCTCCTCTGGCATGGTTATAGGCATGTACACAGTCATGTTGTTTTCGCCCAAACGTTTAGCAGTAGAAGCTCTCACTGTGTTGTATAGTTCTACGGTCTTAGCCATAGCACGTCGTCGGATCTTCAACAAATTTAAAAGAGCTTCTTGTTGTTGTGTAATGTCTGCACCAGCGCCGATCTTAGCGTACTCACGGTCAGCATCTGACAAACCTGTGCCTGCACCGAAGTCTTTAATTTGTTCAGCAACAATCTTAGAAGCTTCAGCAATGTAGTTTTCAGCACTAGTAACTTGCGGATCATAGGGCAATCCGATAAGTTCGGCAAAACGTCTGAGGTTTAACTCCACGTTAGCCGCAAGTCCTGTAGGCATCCCGCCCTCAAGACGTGCTGTTTGTCGATCCAAAATAGCAATCTGGTCTCTAGCGTTCGTTGCTTTTTCGTGTAATTTGATAAAGCCTTCCACATTAGCCTCTGCCATTTTTTCAGCACCGACCTGCTGGCTAGTGTCTACAATCTGCTGTACAACATTTGGAGCCTTACGTACCAACCCTAGCTCACTGGCTTTAACGTACTTGTTAGTTTGTTCGTTATAGACTAAACCAAAGTCATTGATGTTAACAGCCTTAATGTTGCCATCTACGTCCTGCCAAGCCTCTAGCTTACCTGTGCGGCCTTTGAGCAAAGCGTCTGCTTCTTCGGCTGAAACAGGACCCATAGCGGTAATCTGAGCAGGAGTAAACCCAGCCATCTTTAGACGTGCTTTGATGACCTGCGGGTTGTCCAGAGGTAACTGCTCAATCTGAAACTCTCGTACGTCCTTGCTGATAGCTCTCAGTTCGTCCATGTCCGTAGTAGCTCGTGCAGTCGCCGCTTGGTCTGTAAGACCTGCTCCTTCTGCTGCTTTTGCTACTTGTTCTTGGAAGGCGCTTAACTGGGCTTGTGCTGCTCCTTGTGCTTGCAACTTACGTGCTGCTTCTGCAAATTTTACAGCGTTTTCCATGTCTCCTTGAGACTGATAAAACTTAGCTAGTTGTTGAAGACCTTGCGGCGTATTAGTGTCTATATCGGCCATCATACGTTGTTGTGCTGCTTGACGAGGTCTTGCCCCAAGTTGCTGGGCAGCAGTAAACAGCCCCTGTTGGTACGAAGGCTGTAGAAGTCCTTGTAAAAACTGTTGTGAAAACTTAGCCATTATTAACTCCCAATTAACCGAAGATGCGGAACAAACCGCCACCGGACGGATCAAGCCCCACTACGTCATCTAGAAACTCAGAAAAAGATTTACCGGTGCCTAATACTCCGCCACCGCCGGTTGCTCCTCCAGTTCCCCCAACAAACGTAGGCTTTAACGCTTGTGACAACAAGCCTGTACCTATCTGACCCATGAGATTGGCTTGACCAATACCTGAAGATAGTAGTGCCTCAAGGCCACTCATTTCTGCTTCTCCGAAGAGGCCAGCGCCTTCTAGTTGACCACGCTGGGCAAGTTGTGCTGTAGTCATTGCAGGCTGTGTAGCGGCAATAAGCTGTGCCTGAGGTACGTAACCAGCGGACAATAACTGACCACCTAGTTGAGCCTGTTGTGCTTGCTCTGCTTGCGCTTGTTGCATTGCAGCCAACATTGCCCTACTTCTTGCTTCTTCTTGTGCCTGAGCTTGCGCTAACAACTCAGGAGTAGCTCCGCCGTACGCCGCTGAACTAACACCAAGTCTTCCCTGTGCTGCCAGCCTTTCTTCCAAAGCTAAACGCTGTCGCTCTTCTTCAGGACGTTGTGCGGCTCTCATGCGCTCAAAGATAGCCTGTTCACGTTCCTGCGTAGGAGTCATGGCCTGTCCGTAGAACTGCCCTGCTCCGCCTAAGAGTTGACGTTGTAAAGCCTGTTCTTCTGGAGACACAGCTAAAGTAGTGCCGCCTTCTGGACCTACACCCATCATGCCGCCAGTAGCAGTAGTCACAGTAAACGGTCTAAATTCTGTTTGGGTCAAGCCTTGACGTGCAACGTCAGAAGCTTCGCGTCTAGCGCGTTCACCAATATCTCCAAGACGTTGATACGCTTGTTGTGCTAACAAAGCGCCGCCAAGACCACCCAAAGCTTGTTGACCTCCTGTACTACCCAAGAAGTCGCCTATGCCACCAAAAAGTCCGCTTAGGAATCCTTGGTCTTGTCCTGCAGTTTCAGGAGGCATGGCGGGTACACTAAAGGGTGTATAACCATAGTCAGCAGGGTTTGTTATTGTTGACCCTAAAGTTTGAAAAACACCGCCCATGTCTTTTATTTCTGTTTCATAAGGCGAAGACGGAGTTATGCCTATTATTCCATTACTCATAATGTTTTACCTATTAGCGCAAGTAGGTTAATTTCTTGTAATGACAGAGCAAAGCCATTGATGTCGGACTCAAGACCTACAACAACAGTTGTACCGCTGCCTACAGCATTCAAGCTGCGTTGGTTAGTAAGTTCACCACCAGTAAACTCTGATAGTGGACTAGAGTTAGTACCAAATTCGTTGACGTTGAAGAAGGCAGGTTGTTGGTTACCTACCGTAAATTCTGTGGTTCTGTAAGACGTACCAAAGTCATACGCAAACTTCATAAATACCGTAGCACTGTTTGCACCTACCAATGTTGGCTTGATTTTCTTAAGAATCTTAAGACGAGATACGTCACCAAATGTCAAACTAGGGCTAAAGTATTTAAAACGATAAGAGCTTCCGTTGTCTGAGTAGTCTTTGTACTCACCGATGCCGTCTGTTGTTCCTACGTACAACGTACCGTTAGTCAGTCTTTCGTAAGCAGTAAACACAGAACCGGGCCAACGTGTTACCCTGTATGATCCGTCTTCTAGCGTTCCCCTAACGTCAAAACAGAATGTTGTGTTTTGTCCTACAAATGTCAACAAATAAAAGTTTTCTTCAGGGCTGTAAATAGTCCTAAAAAACTCTGTCTCTCCTTGTATTAATCCAATAATGTCTTTTGTAATTGTACGTGACAGTGTACTAATCGGCATTGACTTTTCTTGTATGGTTCTGCCAAAGCTACGCAGACCAGTGTGTGACAAGAAGATAACGTCTGTACCTGTATGCTGTACAGTGTCTCTGTCAACACAGCCTACGCCTGCAACAGTATCCATAAGGGACATTGTTGCTGGTGCTTCTGCTCCTTGGTACACAACAATACTGTGTTGCCCAAAGATAATCAACATTCCGTTATGTGCTGCTAGTGCAACAATCTCGTCGTAACCGTCAGGCCATACCTTAGAGATATCAATTCTGCCGCTTGTACCGCCAGACCAGTTATGGCCGATCAACAAGTCAGACCAGTAAACAGTAGACTTGTTGTTAGTAAAGTCAGCAGTCCAAAGCCGACCATACGCGGCAATGACCTCGTTACCATACATGGTAGACGCAACGCCTGCCGCACCGGATACACTACTAAGAGTCTCTACTGAGCCTGAAGCGTTGCTATACACCAAAGGCTGAAAACCACGCTGAAAGAAATAGATGCTGTCATTAAAATCAACCATCTTCCAGTTGTCAGCAGTGATTGTGTAACTACCGGGCGTTTCATCAACTAACGTAGTTGTGCCGCTAATGATTTTGTTGTTGCCTACAGAGAATATCTTGCTGTTACCAGCGTTGTCTCTGAACTCTCTAATAGCACGTAGAGCCGCAGTACCAAGCACAGTCTTGTTTGTAGTAATAACGTCATAGCCCTTACGTGCCGCAATACGACCACGCTTGTCAATGACTGCATTATCTGCAATCTCAGCAAACGACGGGTCTTGAGCCAGCGGAGAATCTTCGGTGTTGATACCTTTGAAAGCTGGAGCTACAAGATTAATACTGCGTAGTTCTTGTGCCATATTAGATAGTCCTAAAGATCATCTCTTCTGGGTGCTTTGCCGCATCAATGGCAATAGCGTCTGATAGGTACTTGTCAGCAATAGCAAAGTACTCAGCAGTAGAAGTACCCCCTGTCTCACCACGCTCTCGTGCCAGCAAAGCAACAGCAAGATGAATCACAGGCTTTTCTGGTACTAATAATTCAGTGCCGTCTAATGTTAGTTCTGTTTGTCGCTTAACCACATCAAAACGAAGACTGTACACACCATCAGGCTTAGGATTAACAAGGATCTGAGTGTCGCCGTTAGAGTCTAGACCATTAAATGTGTAGTACTTGGGCGCACCAGATACTTCATCAGAAACGTAAATGTTATCGTTAAACCAGTCTTTTGTCTGATAACCCATAAAGCAGTTCTGAGTGTCGTTTATTGCAGTCATTACTTTTACGTCGTCACCACAGCCTGTTAGTGAGTACAGGTTATCGTCAGCAACTGTGCTAATAACAACTGTGTCACGCAGTGCAGACCAGTCAGCTGCTTGTTCAACAATAGTCTTAGCGTCGTTGATAAAGTCACCAGCCATCTTAGAGTAAGTGCTGTCAGTTACACTGTTAACTTCTTCTTCACGCAAACGGCGCAATACGTTGTTCATAATGTTAAGGTACGTCATACCAACATTCCCTTAATTAGTTTGTCTAAGTTTTGTTGTGATACAGGTTTTTGCTGTATTTCTTGTATTGGAGAACGCTGGTACCCTAGTCCTTTAAACTCTTGTTTTTGAAAAGGTCTTATTTCAGGCTTAGACAACATAGCCAACTGTTGTTGTGCTAGTTGTTGTTGTTGTTGTCCAAGGCCAAACAATCCGCCTAAAGTCCCTAACCCAAGTTGGCCAAGCCCTTCACCTAAGCCTTCTAACGCTCCTTCTAAGCCCCCAACTTGTTGACCAAGTCCTTCAAGGCCACCCATAAGGCCGCCTACCTGCTCTCCAAGACCTGCAACTTGTTCTTCTGTTCGTGTTGCGGTTTCTTCGATAAGCTCTTGCATAGCTGACTCTCTAGTAAGAGCGCCTTCTTGAAGAGCTTCGAAATTAACATTAACTAAAAGGCTAAGGTCTTCAAGATCAAGCCCTAGTTCATTAAGCCTGTCTTGAGTGCGTTCATCAAGATTTTCAAGATTACCGCCTACGTTAATTAAATCTTCTGCAATGTCTGCTACTTCATCTGTTAACGTACCAAGTTGACCGCCAAGTTCTGCTCTTTCTTCTTCAGCTGCTTCGAGTTGCTCTGCAGTGCTTTGTTGATAAGCTTCTAGATCACCAGAAAGAGACTCTTGAACTTCTCCTATTAATGCTGTAACTTCTTCTTGAGTTACAGAGGCAGGAAACTCAATACCGTTAATAGCCTGAGAAACAATTTCAGTTACGTCACTAGAGGTTAATCCTTCTGGTTGTGCTTCTAGCTGCGCCTGAATAATTTCAAGGACTTGTTCTGCAGTTACGCCTTCTGGAAACTGAATGTCGCTAATAGCTGTATTAACAATATCTTGTACTTCGTCAGTGGACAAAGTATCTATTTCAGGAAATTGAATGTTGCCGATAGCTTCACTAACGATTCGGTCTACGTCTTCTACACTAATGCCTTCAGGAAATTGAATACCACTAACAGCAGTATCAACGATCTGTTGAACTTCTTCTGAAGTCATACCTTCTGGAATAACAATTCCACTAATAGCTTGATTAACTATTTCTTGAACCTGCTCTGGGCTAGTACCTGCGGGAATACCAGCAATAGCTTCATTGACAATATTACTGACTTCTTCAGTAGTAATACCCTGCGGTATTTCAATAGCACTTACAGCACCGTTAACAATTTCTTGTACTTGCTCTTGTGTTAAAGTATCTGCTTCAGGAATAGTACTAATTGCGTTATTAACAATTTGTTCAATTTGTTCTGGAGTCAGTGTCTCTGGTTGTTCTAGTCCAGCCAGTTCACTTGCTACTACTTGCTGTATTTGCTCTACAGTTAAAGCATCTTGTGCTTCAAACTCAGACCTATATTCTTCCATGTAGTCATTAAACAAATCCTGAATAACTGAAGCTTCTAACCCTGTAGCTTCTTGAATTGTATCAGCAAGTATGTCTTCTTCTGCGGCTCCTCCTTCAACTTCGTCAAATATATCTGTTGCGCCAATAATTCCCGGATCAAAAATAGAACCGCCTTCGCCTTCACCGCCAACTCCTGCTCTTGTTTCCTCAAACAACTGATCAACAGCGTCTACTGTTGTTTGTGCCGCGTCGTATAACCACTCAGGAACATCAGGCAAAACCGAAGCAATTTGTGAAACTAAAGTTTGACCCTCGTTAATAGTTGCGCCTAATTCAGTAGCATAAGTAAACCACTCGTTAGCAGAGACGCCGCTTGAATTTACTATATTACCAGCCGAATCTCTTACAATCTGACCTATAACATTGCCGTCTGCGTCTAAAAGCTGATCTGTTGTGGTGGTGTTAACAACGTCTCCGACTTGCCCAAACACTCCACTTTCTCTTAAAGCGTCCATTGCTGTGTTGCTTAAAAAAGACGTGGCAGCCGCCCGCAAAGCACCTTCAGGATCTATTTGTCCTGTTGTTAAAAGCTGTGTCGCTGCGTTCACGATAGAAGAAGCAGTAGCGTTTGCGGCTAAAGCTGCTGACGATCCTGCAAGAGCATTAGGAGCCAAAGCATTGGCTATTGCTGGCGTTCCAACTACGCTAAGAGCAACTGCAAAACCTAATTTAGCAATGTCTCCTATGTTTATACTGTCGTCTATTTTATTTGTTTTAACGTAAGCAGAACCATTCCATTTAAAAGTATCGCCGTCACTGTTATACATAGTGCCGTCTACGCCATACTTAGCTAAAAGCGCTTGGTTTTCTTCAGAATTGACCCAACGATCATAAGCGGAAGATTGTTCTTGCATTCTTTCGCCGTATAACTCTGTATAATCAGCTTGAGCATCGTCACCATACTGAGTAAGATCTTCACCTTCAAGAATCATTAACTCATCTTCAGTCAATGAACCGGTGTACTCATCCCAGTTGCCTACATCATAATCGCCAGACTGAAGAAGCTGTTCTCGTTCAGTCATGTAAGCAAGATAGTTATCAAAGTCACCAAAGGCTTGCTTAAGCATCTGAGAGCCTTCGGCATTGAAGTACTCACGTAATTCCGCTTCTGTTACTTGTGTAGAGTCACCCCTTGCGTATAGTGCGTTAGGATTAGCATCACCTCGCTCGACGCCTTTAAAAAATGTAAACGTACTAATGCCTTCGGGTTCTGGAGGTATAGGCGCTTGTTTTGGAGGATCTCCTTTTACTGGCCCAGCATCTGGTGGAGGCGCAGGCGCAGGAGTTGGTACTGGGGCATTAGGGTCAAACGGCCCAGTTTCACCGGGTTGAGTTTTGGTCGGATCAGAGGTAGGTATGCCAGTAGGCTCTGTTTGAGTTGTAGTCGTAGTAGGCTCTTCTTTGACAATAACATCGCCTGTTGGACTAGGCGTTATAGTGTCGTCAGGCATTGTAAGCATACCACCATCAGTAGACGGAGCGCTAACAGGCATGTAACCAACGGGAGTAAACTCAAAGAACTCCCCATTTATTTCTACAATGTCGCCGTAACTTGCCATTTACTTTTTCCAGTTAGCTAAACCACGAATACCAAATGATGCCGCTACAGCAGCCCCTAAGAAGCCTTTGTACCACTCAGGCATTGCGTCTAGTGCTTCAAACCCAGACATTACGACAGGAACCATTGATGGAAAAAACGCAAGAACACATGGCACAGAAAACAAAATAGTAAACCACTCGTCTTTCCATGAACTGTTTGCGTTACTTGCGTTGATGTTTTCCCAGTTAGCGTCCTGCTGTATAGCTACCATTTTACGCTCGTGAACGGCTTTCTTTTCTTCTGCTTTGCGTTCAAAGTGTCCAGTAACTAAAGATGCTAATGGGCCGATAAGTTGCTGAATCATCGAAAATACTCTGCAACAACAATACTAGCTATAATAAAAGGATAAATAGACAGAACCATTTTCTCTAACTTGTCAAACCTTTTGACACCTGAATCAAGCTGACGTTGAATCATTTCATAGCGAATAAGACATTCTCTTTCATGGCCTTCAAGCCTTGCTAATAATTCTTCTGTTCTACTCATCCTTTAATTTCCTTTATTACCGCCGAAACTAAACCAAAAGTTATTACTGAGAACACTATGCCAAATAAAGTCAACAACATATTTTCTTTTAACTCTTGTTGTCGATATATGGTGTCCTGTCTTTCTTGTACTATCTTTCTTTTTAACTCACGAAACTCACGTAAGCCGTCGTCACCATAGGCGTACCGAATCATTAACATGATTTCTCGTTGTTGTTCTTGTATTTTTTTCTTTCGTGCAAAAGCTTTTACTGCTTCTGCTTCTACACTTTTACTAAAAACTACTTTTTTAAACGGTGATACTTTGGATGCTTTCTGCTCTTGATAAAGAACATCACTAGCATGTCCGTACCATGTTGCGATTTGCCCCATAGTGTCTTCAACACTGCGACCTGCTTGTACCATTCCTTGAATCATGGCAAAAGCTTTAGTTGCCCCAGCTATTGCTGTTATGGGGTCAATCATTTTACCAAGGCATACCGTCAGCAGTAGTAGGATTCTTCTGCGCTTCAATATCTGCCGCTAGAGCCTCCTCAATTGCGCTCTGGTCAACGACAGCCCAAACCCAGCCTAGTACGTCAGACTCAGTTAAATTGTCATAGGCGACGAATGAGGGGTCAGAAGCGTCGGGTTCAAAGCCTGCTGTGCCGTAAGAGGAAGCAGAGTAGTCTCCGTCTACTGAATCTACACGCCAGTGTGCGACTGTAACACCACCGTCTGATAGGTTGCGCTCAAGGTTTGCGATGGTCCATGTAGCCATTGGTTTTCTCCTTAGCTAAATACTGCGTTGCAGATAGCTTGTACGTTAGAAGGCTCTGATGACCAGTCGTCGCCAGAGTTGATTACGTGACGGTGATAGCCGGTCGATCCAATCTGTACGCCATCCTCCATCACTTTAGTCGCGGTGCGTACTTGAACAGAGGTTGTTCCGTCTACGGTTACTACTTCGATTTTGTCTGCTAGTGTTTCTTTAGTTAGTGACATTGTTGTCTCCTGTTAGTCCAGCCCCAGAGTCCACTGAGGCTATTAGGTTAAGATACAAAATAAGTAATTGTGGCAAAAACATCAGCAGATCCAGAAGTAACATCTTGAACTTTTACTTGAACGTCTGCTGAATTATCTACGGTTTGCCGCAAAGTTAAATTAGCGGTAGCAGATGTTGTAGAAGCCACAACTCCAGAACAATCAGCAGCCAGATCAAATCTATCTAATCGTGCGGCACCTTGCGACTGTCCTGTTGTTCCAGATCCTGCTGTAAACGGAAGTCCACGAATAAATAAATTATTTGCTCCAGTCATTCCAGTTGTATTTATATCATCAATCCGAACATTAACAGTTACTTGTCTACCTACTTTTGTATAAGAGCCTACGGCAGTTGTAGCTGTTCCCGTGTTGCCACCAGTAGATGCGTCGGCAATAACTGGATTCCACGTTCCTTCTTCATAGTCATCCAGCTTGTTAGCCGCCGCAGTACCGCCGAGGTACGCACCGCCTGACAGGTAGAGGTCTTTGAAGCGTGAGTTAGCGACACCTAGACTAATCGCATTGTCGTTAACTGTTCCATCATCTACACAAGGGCTAATTGCATTGCTACCATCAAAGAATCGCAATTTATGGTCGCCCTTGCCTATAAGCATATCTCCAGCAAAAACACCAATATTGCCGATTGTAGAGCCGTCTTTGCGGAACTCTGCAATACTGCCGTCAGAAGTTGTGCGGTTAAGAGTTAACGCAACTGCGCCACTGCGAGTTCCTACAACGTGGCCGTCTTGTCTTAATTCGCAACCCACGGTCGCACTTGTCGAAGCAGTTTTTCCTACTAAAACCTGCCCGCTACTGCTTATGCGCACTGCGTGACTGGGTGTTACGCTTGTGCTGGAACCGCTTACCACTTGTCCTGTAGTGTAAAAATCCAAATGCCCTGAGTTATCAAACTTGATAACAGACGTGCCACCGTAAGCTCCTTGCGTATAGGTGCCTTCTGTACTTGATGGAGTTCCGTTGAAGATTTGATAAAAATGCCTAACACCTGAAAACTCACCATGAGCAAATCGGAATCCGCGATCCGTAGATGATGGGCCTAAAAACAATGTTGAAATAACGTCTTCATCAACTTGCTTTTGTACTGCGAGACCGTTATTAACACAGGAGTCAGGGTCAGTGGTTCCAATTCCGACATTTCCGTTGCTGGAAATGCGCATTCTTTCGGTACCGGTTACTGTCGTATGGTTAGCCGCCGTGAAGAACTGCAACACTGTTGCCGCATTGAATAAACCTGTAGAGCCGCCGATAGAGATACGGTTTTCGTCAGAATCAGCATACCCAAGAATACCTGCGTAACCCTCTTCATCCTTGTCATGCTGACGGAAAGTAAGCCCCATGTATTGCACAGCATTGTCTGTGTCGTCTGATTGAAGTCTTAGCTGGCCGTAGCTGTTAGTTGTAGAGCTAACAAAACGATGAGACGGCGAGAATGTACCGATGCCTACGTTGCCGCTGGAGGCGATGCGCATATGTTCAGTATTATTTGCATAAAAACGCATTGAGTTTCCAGAACTATCGTATTCAACACGTCCTGCGTCAGGATCAGAAGATGCTCCAAAATCAAGACGCAATACGGAGTCACCTTGTATACGCACAATAGAGTTACTTGATCCGCCGTCTATAACTAATTTTTGATTTGGAGAAGCCGTACCAATACCTACGTTACCCGCAGAGTCGATGCGCATGGCTTCACTAGACGTTGTAGTGCCTGTAAGCTTTGTCTTAAATACCATACTACACGCAATAGTACTTAAGGCGCCTTCACCGGCCATGATAGACAGATCATTAATAGAACCTTGCTCCTGTCCTATAACATGATGTACCGCAGTACCGTCTGTAATAAACTCCAGCAGTGCGCCTTCTTCGCCTGTATCGTTGTTTACATCGCCTTGAATTGTTACTTTAGCTTCTCCGTTGGACGCTACGTGTAGCAAAGAAGATGGAGAATTCGTACCGATACCTACGTTGCCGCTGGCGTCAATGCGCATGCGCTCGCCTACGTTCCCTGTAGTAAAGCGCAGTTCGCCAGAGGCTCGGCTAGTACCGACAGTCATCAAGTTATCTGTGCTGTTATATTGAACAAAAGCAGAACTGTTGTCTGCTACGTCTCCAAAGCGAAGCTGACCGTTTGAGCTGTTAGGAGACAGGATTGATATACCTGAGTTGCCGTTATTTTCAACGACTAATGTATTAGCATCGGAAGGAGCAGTAGCGCCGGAGTTGCCTTCAGAGATTGTAGCAATTCCATCAACAGTCAAACCATCAGCAACCACTGTGCCAGTTACGTCGATGCCTGTGGAGGTGGTGGAGAGCTTCTTAGCATTATCGTAATAAAGCTCTACAGTACCGTTTTCAACTGCATTTATACTTAACTCATCTGTAGCCGCGTTATAAACTCTAAATTGGTTTGTTGATAAACGTAATCCGCCAGATCCTGCATCTTTAATATGGCTATTAGAACCATCATGAAAAATCTCTAGGTCAGTACCAGCACCAAAGACAGCCTTGTCGTTGTCGCCAAAGGTCATGTTGCCTGAAGTAACAAAACTAGTGCCAGTAATAGTTGTACCTGTAATAGCACCAGCAGAAGAACCGCCAATAGTTACACCATCAATCGTACCGCCGTTAATGTCAGCAGTATCAGCCACAAGGCTGTCAATGTTGGCTGTGCCGTCAATAAAGAGGTCATTCCACTCTGCGCCGGATGCACCTAAGTTATAAGTGTCGTCAGCAGAAGGAATAAGGTTAGAAGCAATGTCTGCCGTAACGGTTACAGTATCTGTAGCGGCGTTGCCCAGAACTGTATTGCCGTTGACAGTAAGCCCGTCAATAGTAACGGTGCCTGTGAATGTGGGACTTGCGGCGTCTGCCTTGGTAGCGATTGCAGTTGAAATTGCGTCAAACTCTGTTTCAAACTCCGAACCACGGATGATCTTGCCAGAGTCACCAGATGGCAATGAGTCCTTTGCCGCAAAGTCAGTGGTCTTTGAATAATTGGACATGGCTAAGTTTCCTCTTGCCTAGCTAAATCAAAATAAGAAAGGGGGCCATGAAGACCCCCGGAAGGTTCTTATGCAGATGGAACTGCTAGAACGAAGCCAGCTTCTGGACGGTATACTTCAACACCGTACAGGCAGTCAGCAGTGTACAGAGTTGAGAGGTACTCCTGCTTGTACTGAGTCTGTGAACGTACAGACATCTGCTCCGCAAGGACGATAGCGTCACGATGGAAGAGCATAGCAGCACGAGTGTCAACAGAAGATGCAGTGTTTTGAGCCGCAGTCTCAATAGTTGCACAGTTAGCTGAAACGTAAACGTCTACACCGTAGAGATTACCGATGAGACCAGACTGGACTGACTGACCAGATACGAAGTCAGAAGACACGTAGCGGTCGATGCCCATGATGGCGTTACGAGTTGCAGGTGGGATAACGAGTACACGATCTTCCATTGGGACGTTGTTGTCGTCCAACTTCTGGATCATGTCACGGAAGAACGCATCAGTAAACTCGTCGCCAGCTACAAGAGTGTCATCAGTGTACTGAGTAGTTGTACCGTTGTCGTTAAAGAAACATCCGCTGTGCTGATAGTCGGTTGGAGCCGCGCTGAATACAACAGCACCACCGTCACCAAAGCCAGTACCACACGCGTGAAGATCAGTGTCGATCTTAGTAGCAAGAGCGTAACCAGCGTCTTCAGTGTAGAACTGACGAAGGCTAGAAAGAGCCTGTACTTCAACGATGTCTTCGATGAGACGTGAGTACTCAAAGTGACGGTCGATGTCTACAGTCAATTCGCCTTCAGTGTTGGCAATGATAGTAACAGCAGTGTCAGCAGCTTTCGCGTTAGCGTCACCACGAACAGGCTTAGGAATGTGAAGCTTGTCGCCTTTCTTGCCTGTCATTGCAATCTTCTTGACAAGAGGAGCCATTTTCAGGTTCTTTTGGTAAGCAGCAATGATCTCATCACTCCAGATTTCTGGAATAAAAGTAGCCGCTTCAGTCTTCGCAGTATTACCAGCTGCGCCCGGATAAGTTGCAGTAGCCATGTCAATCTCCTAGATTATTTGACTCGACCCTCTGCGTAGGCTGTCAGTATTTCTTCTGACAATGCTTGATAACGCTCGGGGTCTGTTTTCATTAGTTTAATAATGTCGGCCCTGCGATATACCTTCTTACGACTACCTTCAGCACTGCCTCGTGCATTACCTGTATTAGCCGCCTTCAGTGTCTGCTTACGTGCCTGTTTTTCAACTTGGGCGGTTTGCTGTGCAACTGTTTTACGTTCTTTCCAGAGTGTAAACAGTTCATCAGCAGAGTCAGCATCGTACTGTTGGTCAGCCGCTACAAACAACTGAGTCCTAATCTTTGAAGCTTTAATCCATTCTGCAAATTTGGGATCACCAAGGATCTCTTGCATATCTGGATGTTTGTTATTTAGAGCAGCCAAAGCAGCTTGTTTCTTATAATCTGCCGTGTACTGTTCTGCTTCACGTATCTTAGGATGATTCTCAATTGCACGGTTGACAGCCGCTTGAGGATCTGTAAAATAGTCTATATCGTCTTCAGGCTCAACATGTTGTAGTTGAGGTGCTGATTGTGTTTGACTACTAATGTAATCATCCACGACTTTACGAAGTTCACCTACTTCAGAAGACTGACGACCAAGGAGCTTTTCAGCCTCTTGGTGCATTTTAACTACGTCTTCTAAAGACTTACCTTGATACTTCTCTGGTAAGCTTGATTCTTGAGGTTGCTCAACTTTTGCTGTTGCTTCTTGTTGAATCTCTTCTTCTTGTACTTCGTTTTGTTCAATGGCGTCCACGTTTTCCTCTTCAGGTTGTGGATCAATCATCATTGCTCTTGACATTATTAAACTCCGTGATTGTTATCATTGTGGAGACTTCTTTCTACCTGCTTTTTCGTGTTCTTTCACCCACTTCATGTGACGACCGGGAAAGTCCCCTGACGCACCCTCAAGATGAAATGACGGGGCAGATACCATCTTTGTAGCGTTGGCACCGCAACCGCACCTACTGGTTGTAGTACCACTCTTTACAAATTCTTCAAAAACATGTCCGTTTGTACAACGGAAATCATATATTTTATACATCTACAGGACCTTCTTCTTCTGCCTCAGCTTGATCTCTGGCAGCTTCTATAGTACCCTGAAGATTAATTACAGTTGCAAAAGCAGCTACTTGACCTTTACGAAAGAAGAGTTCTTCTACGTCTTTTACAGTCTGAATGTCTGCTAATTGAGTTGCGTTGTTAGATAACTCTTGTAAGAGTTGTTTGAAACCTTCGTGATTGAAGAGTTCGTTGTAGTTGTCGAAGTAGGTTTCAAGCTCAGGAGTCATGGTTTCCTCTAAAGTTGTTAACTATAGTTTTATTATAGCACACTTTTTAACAAAAGTCAAGCTTTTCTTGTGGACTTCCTACGTCTACCTGAAGCTGTCACTGCATGTTTAATTGCTTTAGGTCCTGTCTTACGTCGAGCAGACGAGGCTTTTTCAGCTTTGGTCATCTTTGCTGCAACAGCCTTAGGACGACAAGAAGGATAAGGACGTTTACTTTTTTTGGCAGACTTGCGACCACAAGGCTTGCCAGTTTTAACGTCAACCCACTCTTCTTTAAACCACTTGGTAAGACCGCCTTTCGTTTTAGCCATAAGTGCCACCGCGTTTTTTGTAGGTCTTAACTAGCCAAGCATTAGCATACGCTGAGGGGTACACATCAAACTTGCGTTTAGCCTCAGACTTTACCCGCGAATAAAGTGCTTTGTTCTTTACATTTGCAGGTATTGTGCTTTTCTTTTTAGGTTTACTTTTTGCCTTTGCCACGTTTACGTAACTCCTTAAAGTCTGCGCCCGTGATTTTGTTCCTTGGAGCAGCTACACGGGCAATTTTTTTCTGCGCTGGACTGTAACTTTTTCCTCTAGCTTTTGGCATATCTACTTACCTTTTGGCTTTCTTTTGGCACAACTACTTACCTTTTGCTTTAGGCATTAGTATGACCTTGTCCTTACTCGACGACCGCCTTGGCCGCTAGTTCGTCGTGCAGGTGCTGCTTTCTTTTTCTTTTTAGCGGGCTTCATTGCTTTGTTCATCTTGTAACCGGGCATAGCTTTCTCCTTTGCTGTCTTAGACAGGTCTTCAAAATGGAAAAGTTTTACAGACGTTTTTCCGTGAGTTTTACCTGAGTGGAGTGATCCATCAGGCATTTTGTGTGTAGCACCTGTAAATTCAGTGCCGTCACGTTTATAATGTTTTACACCTTTAGCCATAGTATTACCATTTTTTGCATGACCAGTATCTAGCTGTTAGCTTACTGGGTGGGTTAGTGTCGCACTTGTGACGCGCTCTAAACGACTTACGACGTGCGGGTTGATCTTTCTTAATAGTCATCTTGGCGTCACCAAAACGAATAGTCTTGGTTTTGTCGCCTTCTTTAGCTACTACTACAAACTTCTTAGTAGGATGATTAGGCGTCCGCTTTGGTTTGTTGTACGCGCTTACGCCCGCCCGTGCTAGTTTTGGGTCCTTGGACTTTGGCATTTTGTAATTCCTCTACTTGCTTTGTTAGTGCCTCAATACGGGCTTCCAAAGGCGTTACTATTTGTTGCATTCTGTTAAGTAATGATTGAAATTCTCGATCTGTAAACATGTTTTATCCTTAGTTGTAAGGGAACCATTCACCAAACTCACGTATGTACGTAAAGATGGCTGTTGTGTCAGCAGTGTTTAAAGTAACGGTAGTGCCACCAAACTCATCACCTGCTGTGTTGTACTCTGCTACGTTATAAAACGCAGAAGAAGAAGTTATATTTATGTCGCCTACTATCTTAACTGTGTTGGAAGTAGTCAACTTAACCATAACAGTTTCACGGTCTTTAGGTGTGCTGTTAAGGACAACAGTTACATCAGCACTACAACGTAGGACTTCAGTACCAGACGTAGTATGATTACTGGTTACTGCATATGGCGTTGCTGTGGCTAAGTCTGCTCTAGACTGTGGTATAAAACTCATTAGATAGCCAACCACTCTTTAAATTCTTGAATATACACTAGATGCAGCGTTGTGTCGTCTTGCTCAACAATAATACTTCTAGCACCAAACTCATCGACATTGTATTGAGCTATTTCGTAGTACGACATGTTGACAATGTTAATCTCACCTACAATGTCTATTCTATCGTCTGTACGGCAGTTGATAATAACTGTCTCACGGTCTTGAGGATATTGTCTTAGGTTGATAACTACACCAGATGTAACCTTGAGAATTTCAGAACCACCTGTTGTATGGTTGCTGGAGATAATTTTAGCAGTAGCATTTTTAAGATCCGCACGACTAGCCATGCTACCCATAGAAATGTTATACACATTGGGTGCCTGAGCCTCGTTAAGGTCCTTTACAGAGCCTGCGTCTACTTCCTCACCGTTGGTAAGGGTCAACACTAAATGCCCGTCAAAGTCCACTGTGGCGTCCTGAACGCCTACTCCGTCTTCTCCGTCCTTACCATCAGCGCCATCTTTACCGTCAACACCGTCCTTACCAGATGTACCAGCAGGCCCAGTATCGCCTTTGTCACCCTTTGGTCCTTTTTCACCTGTAGGACCGGAATCACCTTTGTCGCCTTTTTCACCACGAATAGCTTCTACTGCTTGAATCTTAGACAGTAGCTTATCGTAGATGGCTGTAAGTTTTAAGTCCACGTTCATTGCTGATTAAGACGTTGCATCAACATTTGTTCAGCTTCACGAGTTTCGTTGTTCCGCTTTTCTACTTGTTGGTTTCCTTGCTCCTTAGCTTTTACTTCTCGCTCTTTGAGTAGCGTTTCTGCTACACGCATACGACGCTCAAACTCTCTGTCGTCCTGATCGCCTTCGCGTAGGTTACGTGTAATAGCGTTGATCTTGTCAATCTCAAGCTCCTGCGGTACTGCCTGAGCCTCAGCAGCCAGTTTAGTAGCCCGTGCGTTAGACTCTTGAGCTTGAGCAGACAATGCTGCTGTCTGTGACTGCTGGAACTGTAGCTGTGCTTGTTGTGCTGCCATAGCCATCTGCTGTGCTTCTGGGTTAGGTTGCATAGCTTGTTGCATAGCCGCAAGTAGTTCTTCACGGTTAGACAAGTTCATATTGTCAATGATGCTTTGGATTAGTGTGTTGTACAGCGGTGACTGTCGATCCATAGTCTGTAGTAACTGTACAAGCTGAGTGACTTCGTATTCACGAGCAATAATACCTAGTGTGCTACTTGCGTTGAACTTGTAGTCAGCAACAGGGTAGTTTTCAGGATCAAACTGCATGTAACGATAAGCAGCTTTTTTGACAAACGGAAGTAGGAATGACTGTTGGAAGTTAATCAGTGTGCGCTTGTGACGTTTAATAATAGCGCCAAGAGACATACTAATACCAGCGGCAGTAGCCTCGCCGTTAACCTGACCTGCAATTCCTGCTGAGTCCACGGCTCCTGTTGCTTGTTGTACCATCTGCTGCAAGGCTCCGGCCTGAGCAAAAGTAATTTGACTGACTTGACCAAAGTTGAAAGGTTGAAGAACTTCACGAGGATCTCCGTTGGTTAAAACCATCTTACCGGGACGTACTTCAGGCTTTGCACCTCGTGGGAGCCTAGTCGCGTCAATAGCCATCATTGGGTGGATAGTTAGGCTGAGTGCGTCGATTCTAGCTCTTAACTCTGTATCAAGTGCTTTCTGTGAGTTATAACCTTTTTCACATACACCACGACCCCAGAAGCGTCCGGGTACTACGTCCCAAGGAAAAGCAACAACAGGACGGTCCTGCATCATGTAAGGGTTTTCTTCAGCCTTAAGAAGTATACCGCCATTAGCAATTACTACAACGGCCTCTACGTACTTTGACTCAGACCCTTCTTCTTCTATCAGCTCTTCTTCATCGTCGCTTGTAGCGGCTTTTAGAAGCTCTCTTGGCACTAAACCATAGTACTTAGTCAAACGTACTTTGTCGTCGTTATAAATGGTAAGGTCTTGATCTGGTTCTAGATCAGTGTCAGGCGCTGCTGGACCAACATAAGTGTCACGATATACACCTTGTTCTTGTAGTAGCTCTACTTGGTGACGGCTTACAAACTCATCAACAGCTACACCCATAGCGTCTTCTACAGATGTTGCTACAGGATCAATTAAAAAGTTCTGAGGTAGTACAGGCTTGAGCTTAACTTTAACACGGTCAGTCATGCTAACACCAACTGCTTGTAAGTCTCCACCCATAACAGGCTGAGTAGCTGGTGCCATTTCTTTCATTTCTTCAATAACAATTTCACCGACACCTGTACCAAATACAGCGGCATTAATAAGGCACTCTGCTACTGCTTTACGTACCATGCAGTCTTCAAAGTCTTCTGTTAGTTTGTTGCGTAGAAACAGTACGTCTTGCTTTTGCGTATCGCCTAAGTTGTCACTAACGTCAAACCACTTACCACGTCCAAACGTAGCTTCTTCTAGTTCTGCTACATTGGACTCAACAGCTTGTTGTAGTGCAGGAGAAATAATACGGGAACGCTCAGACCGACGCTCACTGTCAGCAGGATCCCATATTCCACGCCATAGTCTATAATACTCTTCAAAACGTCCTTCATAATTTGATTCATAATAATCGCGCCAGTCCTCACATTTAGTAATAACCCAGTCTTCAATGGACTCTTCGATCATCAACGGGTCTGCTTCGTATAGTTCTGCCATATTAGTATCCTGCTACCACGTCTAAAATTTCATGGTCTTCTATTTCGTAGTCGTAGTCGTACGCTACATTAGCCAATTGGTCGATGTACGCTAAAGCGTCTATCAAATCATCATGGGTTAATGGATCAGGAAACTGAAACAGCTGGTCAAGAAATTTACTGTTCCATTCACCTGTGTTTAAAGTAATGTAGCCATTTTCAAAACGACCTTGTAACGCCCACATTACACGATCTGTTTTCTTTTTGTTTCCATGAGTTAGTTCTTCAACTCTAAAAAACATGCCGTATCGCTTCTGCATGTCCATCAAAGGAGACATTACAGCTTGTTTAGCAATACCTCTTTCGATTCCAACCGACACGGGACGGTAATCTCTAACGGCCTGAAATATCTTAGCTGCTGTTTCGTCAAGACTCCATCTGCCATATATGATATTGTCAATATACCAACCATGCTCATTGACCTTAACCACTGCGATCGCTGTGTCGTCAAGCTTGGAGTTTTTAGTTTTCTTTTTGTTGACTTCTTCAAATCCTGCCAAGTCAACTGCAATGTAATAATCTCCTATTTCTGGCTCATCTTCACTAAACTTAACCCAATCTTCCTTAAACATTTCTGACCCACGGGCTTCAAACGACGCCATAAACTCTTGACGAAACGCATAAGAAGACATAGACTTTTTAGCAATGTCAATTTCGTCCGGGTCCAACAATGGATTGTCATAAGAAGTAAAGTGCCACGCACGGTACGTCGGATCATTGCTTAACTCCGCATATTTATAAAGTTCGTAGAAGTGGTTGCGCCCCATAGGTGTTCCTATGAACATTGCACAGCCCTTCTGGTCAGCCAATGCAGGTCTAAGGATCTGCTCAAACACCTCTGGCTTCATGTCAGCGTACTCGTCCATGACTAGGAACTTGAGGCTGACACCTCGCATTGTCTCTGGTCGGTCAGCACCTTTTAGGCTAATGGTAGCACCGTTGACAAGCTTAATTTGCAAATTATTAATGTGACTACCACTAATAACGGGGTGGCCCAGTTCAAGCAAGGTTTGCCACATGATGTCTCTGGCTTGTCCCTGAGTAGGTGCGACGTAAAATACATGGCCTCTGTCCGCCTGCAATGCGTTAACGATTAACATCCATGCTGCTAACCTAGACTTACCAGTACGTCGCCCAGCAGCTACTATTTTAAATCTTGTGTCGTCTGCCCAGACATCTTGCTGCCAAGGCAGTAGTTCGATATTGAGATCAGTCAAAGTTACTAAACGCTTGTGGTTGTTCTACTAACTTAAATGTAATTGCTATTTCTATGTTTCCAGACGCTTGTGACGCCTGAGCTTTAACAATCTCTCCGTTGTTTAAAACAAAGATAGGCGCATCTGATTGACCACCTAGTATTTCTTTATTGCCTGAACCAATACTAGTTCCGTCAAACATATACATTTGATCTACATTAGAACTATTAGTCCACTTTAAATCAACACTGTTAGTAGAACCACCATGATTAGCTACAAAAACATAATTGACATATACAACGTAACCACTAGGAATAGTAAACAATGTTGTTAATGTGTTGTTTGTAAGTGTAACGTGCTTTGTATAATACATTAGTATGTCCACATAACTGGTGTTGTGCCACGGGTGTCAACGTGGATAAAGTCAGAAGCAACACCTATGCCTGTAAAACCAAGCTTAAGAGCAGCATTAACAAGCTTAAGGCGATCAGCAGCGTTTGTTATTTTTATGTCCGCTGCGATCCCTTGGGCATGTGTTCCGGGTACATCTTTCTTTTTTTCTATGGGGTGCATCGTTGGATGTCGATACCCACTTGTTATTACGAAAGGGAAACCACAGTATGCCCGTAACTCGTCTAACTTCTCTAGAAACTCCATTTCCATGTTGTTGGTACCGGAGACTTGACAGTCAAACTCTTCTCTTTTGAAGTGCTTAAGACTCATCTTCTACTACTTCTCCTTCGATTATATCTGGAGTTGATACCTCAGCAGTACCAACCCCTGTAATATTAATTTGTATAGCGTTTCTACCTGTGTCTTTGACTACGTCCTTCTCAAAAGCACCCACGGGTAGTATACGATCCATCACAAGTTTCCAAGCAGCAGCTTGATTTTTATGATCATTGTCCAAAGCAGCATCAAAAATAGTCTCTAAGACCTTACGAGACTTAGGACTAGCCAACATTCTAGCCTTGTACTCGTTAATTATCGCTGCGTCACCCTTAGGTCGGCCTACTTGACCCTTGTTTCCGGGTTTTACAGCGGCTACTTCGGACTTTCGGGGTCTGCCACGACCTCTTTTTTTAATCTCAGTGGTCATAACTAAAATTATCCCTGTTTATGCCAATAGTATAACATAAGTTTACATAAAAGTCAAGCTATTTTAGAGGTAAAAGCAGTAGAAGTACAAACATGAGTAAAATCAACAGGTTACACGGGTTTAATTTATGGGTAATTTTCTTAATTTTGACCTATTTTGTGTCTAGGCGGCTACTACAAAAGTAAAACACATGTCAACCCCTCCCCCGGTCTATAGTTATCCACAGGTTTTGCACAGGTTGTCCAAGGTTGTGGATAACTCTAGTCTGCCTGTGGATAACTTCAGGGTCTGTGGATAGCCTGTGGATAACTTTGGGGGCAACATTGGCATGGTTATTGCATGGGTTGACAAGTGTGTGAGCCTGTGTTGG